AAATGTCTTTTTCAGACCTTAAAAAACAATCTAAACTTGGCAATCTCACCGCTAAACTGGTGAAAGAAGTTGAAAAAATGAATACTAGCAGCGGTTCGTCTGACGACCGTGTATGGAAACTGGATGTAGATAAGAGCGGCAATGGATATGCCGTGATCCGTTTCCTGCCTGCTCCCAATGGCGAAGACCTTCCGTTTGTAAAACTCTATAGTCACGCCTTTCAGGGAACTGGTGGTTGGTATATTGAAAACTCCCTGACGACTCTGGGACAAAAGGATCCTGTTTCTGAGTACAATACCGAACTCTGGAACAATGGAACTGATGCTGGTAAAGAGCAAGCACGTAAGCAGAAGCGTAAACTGACTTATATCAGCAACATTTATGTTGTCAAAGACCCTGCGAATCCCTCTAACGAAGGTAAAGTCTTCCTGTTTAAGTATGGTAAGAAAATCTTTGACAAACTGACTGCTGCGATGCAACCTGAGTTTGAAGACGAAGAATCTATTGATCCGTTTGACTTCTGGAAGGGTGCTAACTTCAAACTGAAGGCAAAGAATGTCGCTGGTTATCGTAACTATGATTCTAGTGAGTTTGCAAATCCTGCTCCTCTTCTGGACGATGATGATGAAATGGAAGGAGTCTGGAAGCAGCAGTATTCACTTTCTGAACTGGTTGCTGCTGGTGAATTCAAGACCTATGATGAACTCAAGACTCGTCTGAGTTCTGTTCTTGGTGGTAAGTCCCGCCGTATGGATGAAGAAGTTCAAGAGGAAGACGGTTATCGTGGTCCTGCTCCTTCTCTGACCGAAGATCTGCGTAGCGAACTCAACAATCTGAAACCGACTCGTCCTGCTGCCGCAGTGGAAGAAGATGAAGATGACGATGCACTTTCGTACTTCGCAAAACTTGCAGAAGACTGATTCTGTGCTATAATATGGGGGAGGTCAAGGGTCTCCCCCTTTTTTTATGAAGTCTGATTTTTACATTGACCGCATCACTAAAAAACAGGCAGAAGAACTCTTGTTGGAGTATCATTACCTGAAAGACATATCAAAGGGATTTAAGTCTGGATACAATTATGGTCTCTTCAAAAATAATGAATTTTCTCCTCTGAATATTGGTGGTCTTCAGGGATCTTGCATCTTTACTGGACTTCCTGTACCCGAAATCGCAAAAGGAGCATTTGGACTTGAAAGAAATCAACAACATGGACTTTTTGAACTTTCACGACTCTGCATTCACCCAGATACACAATCTGAAGAGCATAATATCACTTCTTGGTTTGTTTCAAGAGCGATTAGACAGTTACGGAAGGATACTGAAGTTAAAGCAATCATCTCTTACGCTGATAGTGATTTCCATAATGGTACAATCTATCGCGCTTGTAACTTTAAATATTGCGGACTCTCAGACCCAAAGAAAGATTTTTACTTTGCAGACGGAACTAAACACTCTAGAGGCAAAATTAAAGGTGCTGAAGGAGAATGGAAAGACCGCTCCCGCAAACACCGATATGTGATGGTTTTTGATAAGACTCTGAATCTTTTATGGGGAGACAACTCTAGTATTCTCAGTTCTGATGAGTCTACCATTCACGAATTGTGAAGATTTATCATAGAACATTTCTTTTCTAATATCAAGAATAACTTGTTGTAGATATCTGGGTTTTAATACGTAAATATCTCTCTTATCATTATTCTTGCGAACTTCATATTCATAATTACTGATATCAATCACTGGATTCAAAGTTTCTGTAGGACTTCCTGGTTTGGGAATTGTGAAATTAGAGTCAACAACTTTACCAGCAGGAAGAATCAGTCTATCTTGAGAATCTTTAACTTCTATAGTTTCATGGTGATGAATTGCATTTAAGTCCTCACCGTAAATTTCTTCAGCATAGTCATAAACTTCTTTATCTGAAAGAGGCCATTCATCTCTGACTCTAGTAATTCCAGCAGAGATTAGAACTACCCAATCATACTGGACGCTTCCATAAAGTTCTTCTGCCACAAGTTCTGGGCGAGATCCATCTGGGATTTGATACTTGTTGAATAATGTAAAAATATTTTGTAAGTCATCACGAAGTTTAACTCTACGAAATATATTTTTTACAAGTAGATAATCATTTACAGATCTTCTATCTGATAAAAAAGATTGATATTCTAGATTTGGAAGTTCTCTAAAGTAAGACATTAGAATCCAGTTGCCTCTGAACCTATTTGAGTATCATAATCTTCGGCGTAAATTGGAGTCAATTCTTGGAATGATAGTGTCAATTGCATATGAACGGGTGTGGCATCGTCATATGTGGCATAAGTTCCGGAACCAGAGTAATTAACTCCAACTCCATTACAGGCACAAATTTTAAATCTATTTAGATATGGATGTGGTTGAGATCCATTCATATACTCAAGTTTAAAAACACCTGGAGCTTTAAGAAATAATCCTTGAGCTGCTACATCCTTAGAGTTCTTTTTAGCAGCACTGTGTTTTTTAAATGCTACGATCATAGATTTTACCATATCCGATTCCTTTTTGGAGCGAGGAACGATATCAAATGAAAATGTAAAAGGTTCTCTTAAACTTACACTTGTAAAAATAAGTTCTATGTTTGAATTAAAAATTGCTCCAGTGTATCTTGAAAGAGTTTCATTGAAATCGTTTTTTCCCAACAGGATATTAGCCGCTACAGATATTCCAGCAGCTTGAAAAAACTTTTGACCTGAAGCAGAAGTAGCAGCATCAAGTCCTTTTTGAAATTTAGAAGTAAAATTTGATACAAGACTTTTAGCGTCAGTAATTCCTTGTTGAGCTAGATCAAGTGCAACTGCTTGTAAAGGATTTAAAGTACTTACACCCCATTGTGCCGTATTGGAAGTCCTAATATCATCTGGAATTGGAAGTATTGCTGTTGCTGATGGAACTTTTATATTTTTTGGATCAGTAAGTCCATATGTATCATCAGAAGAAGGCGCAGCAAATCCACTCTGAGAAAATCCTGGTGGAATATACTCAAGAAACGAAATTTTTAGATAATCATCACGAGATTCAAGTTTTGTAAGTGGATATCTATAAATCGTTGCCATTTACTTTTTCTAACTATTTAGACGGATATTTCCAAAAGGTAATCTTCTTAGATCACTCAATTCTTCTTTATAAACTTCATACATTCCACCAGCAACTTCATCCCAAGTATATTGTCTCTCCTCTCCCCAGTGATAATTAAATCCCCTAAATCCCCAATTATAAACTTTTGTGACCGCTATTAAAGGATTCTGATCATAGCGAACGTTTGGTGTCTTCGCATTATAAACAAAGACATAAAATCTTCCTGCCTGTGGAGGTTGCCTAGTTTCGGTCAGAACGTTCATAAGTTCAATCATTAAATCATCAGCAGTTTCAACTCCTAATAATTTTTTAACAAGAGGAGCAACACGGTTTCTTTTTTTCTGCTGCTGAACTGACTTTCTAGGCATTATTTGATTCCAAGTTCTGTTTCTGTGATTACTTTGAATTCATATCCGCGATCAGCACACCATTCTCTTGCTGCTTCCCACTTTGATTGATTCTTCGCATACTCATAGACTTCGCTGATATATCCTTTTGTTTGTCTTTTAGGTTTTGGTGGTGGGATGGTTTGTCTTTTTGGTTTGACTTCTACAAGATATTTTTTAATCGCCCCATTAGATTCTTCAACTTTAATATAGAAGTCAGGAAAATATCTATGAGCGCGATTATCTATAGGAGACTTATACCAGATGAAAATTTCTTCACTTCCCCATTCTAGTATTTTTTCGTTTGTATCACAATATACCATAAACTTTCGTTCCCATAAAGATCTGTAAATGATATTTGTGGGATCTCCTTTATATTTTTGGGGATATGATGGTTTGTATTTTCCCTTATATGACATCTAAATAATTATACTATAAAACTCATATACGGTATTTAGAGTGGCATCAGTAAGTCCAAAAAGAGTATCAGATTTTAAGCCATTATTTGGTAATCTAGCGCAGACTTCGCATTACCAATTATTTTTTGGTGGACTTTCACCACAACTCATAAATTATTTGATTAGAAAAGGAGTTTCAACTGCATTTATTTCTCAAAGTGCTGGATTACTTTGTTATAGTGCTTCTTTACCTACTGCATCTTTTGCCCCTAAAGCAGTAGATGGAAACTTTACTGGATTGACTGAAAATTTTGCTGTTGCTAGGCAATATAGTCAAATTGGATTAGACTTTTATGTTGATAGTGAGTATCAATTGCTAAAATTTCTAGAAAGTTGGTCTGAATTTATTGCAAGTGGATCTCACAATCCAATTAATAGTAGAATTGGTTCAACAAGTCAATTGAGAAATAATTATTTTGTTCGGATGCAATATCCAGAATATTATAAATCCAATCTTACTAGAATTATTAAATTTGATAGAGATTATGAGTCTGAGATTGAATATAATTTTGTTGGACTCTGGCCGATTTCTATGAGTCCTCCTCAAGTTTCTTATACAGAATCTAGTATTCTCAAGGTTTCTGCTACATTCCAATATGATCGTTATGTTTCTGGTGCAGTATTGAGTTTTAATGAATTTATTGGAAACAGTACTAATAGAGATCAAACATCCGGAGCACGGTCTTCTGCACCAGAGATAGGTAGAGTTCCAGTTTCTCCTGGTGCTGGTGGTGGGGGAGGAGTTCTTTTTAGACCCCGCAATATTTCAACTACAGAAGCAATTGTCACAAATCAACTTTATCCTACGATTAGATAAACTCATCTAAATAAGTTTACTGAAGTTTCATAGGTTATTATGCCTTTACCAAAAATTGCTACACCGACTTATGAGTTGGAAATTCCTTCATCAAAAAAGACTATCAAATATCGCCCCTTTCTTGTTAAAGAAGAAAAGATTCTGATTATTGCGATGGAGAGTGAGGATCCAAAGCAAATTGCTGAAGCACTTAAAACTGTTATTGGAAATTGTATTTTAACTCGTGGAATTAAAGTTGATAATCTATCAATTTTTGATATTGAATATCTTTTCCTTAACATTCGTGGTAAGTCTGTAGGAGAAGATGTTGACGTTCTTTTGACTTGTCCTGACGATGGAACAACACAAGTTCCAGTATCAATCAATCTTGATGAAATTAAAGTTGTAGTTAAACCAGAACATACTACGGATATTAAACTTGATGATTCTCTCATCTTAAGAATGAAATATCCTTCTATGTCTGAGTTTGTAAAAAATAATTTTTCAAATGAAGGTGGTATGAGTGTTGATGACACCTTTACAATGATTTCTTCTTGTATTGAACAGATTTACAATGAAGAAGAATCTTGGGCTGCAGCGGATTCAACAAAAAAAGAACTCACTGAATTTTTGGAACAATTAACATCTCAACAATTTAAAGAAGTTGAAAAGTTTTTTGAAACAATGCCTAAACTTTCTCATACTGTTAAAATCAAAAATTCAAACACAGGAGTTGAAAGTGAAGTTGTTTTAGAAGGGTTATCATCTTTTTTCGCCTAGCGATGGCGCACGAGGATCTTGCGTCATACTATAAAACTAATTTTGCCTTAGTTCAACACCATAAATACTCTTTGACAGAACTTGAGAATATGATTCCTTGGGAGAGAGAAATTTATATAACTCTCTTACATCAGTATATTGAAGAGGAAAACGCAAAGAATCAATCCAATGGCTAGAGAAGAAACTGTATCCACAACTGCTTTAGTTGGACTTCAAGGACAACTGGATACAGTCCGTTCGGAAATTGTTACGACAAATACAAATCTTCAAAGTATTGGAACACTAATACGAAATGATAGTGTTGAAGATCAAAGAAGACTTATAGAAGAAAGGGAACAAGAGAGGAATCTTTTAGAAAGAAAAATAAGAACAGGGCAAGAAGAAGCTTTGCAGCAAAAAGTTTCTTCTTCTTTATTACCTCCTGTTGTTAAGTTAGAGAATAAATTAAATTCAACTTTTGGGAATATTACAAGAGCTCTTACATCTTTATTTGGATTTTTTGGAACTAAGGTTATTCAAGGAATTCAATTAAGTGCTAAAGTTGGACTTGGAGCACTTAAAGGAATAGGAAATATTCTTAAGGGTTCTTTTGGATTTATTGCTAATACTTTAGGAACATTAGGTAGGGGATTTACTTCAATATTATCTGGAATTGGTGGAATTACTGGAAAAGTTATAAAAGCCTTAGGATCACTTGCTGCTTCTCCATTTAAAGCAATTGCTGACTTAGTTGGAAAACTTTTACCTGGACTTCGTGCGGGTGCTGCAGCTGCTGGAATAGGTGCTGGAGCAGCTACGGCAGGTTCTGTTTTACTTAAATTACTTGGATTTGGATCTAGAGTATCTACTGGAACTGATGCCGTTAAGGATCTTCAAGAAGGTAATATTGCTGGAGCATCACTAAACGCACTAGCAACAGTATTTCCCTCTCCTTTGCCTGCTATGGGCCTTTCTACATTAAAATTAGCTGGTGTAGATTTAGGTGATGTTGGATCAAAAATAACTTCTGGATTTTCTGGAGCAGTGGAAGGACTCAAGGGAATTGATATTACAAATCCTTTCAGTGGTAAAAATTTAGAAGCACTTAAAAACGCAACAACTAATTTTGGCATTAATTTTAATGCTCCACCACGAGAAACAGAAGTTCCCGTTCAACCTGGAAGTACATCATCTACTTCTGAAAAAGTTTCTGGTAATCCTGCAAGTTCTTCAATGTCATCAACTCCAGCAGTAACTCCAGCAACTCCAGCAGGAACTCCTGGACCAACTCCACTTACAGTAATTCCTTATAATGGTGATATACAATCTCAATCTCAACAAAAACCAAACGTAAGTAATATTTCCGAGCCACCTCCAGACGTTGTTTATTTACGATCAGATCAAAATCAACAAGCAGGTGCTGTTTCTGGAAATATACCAACTCTTACTGATGTTCCACTGATTCCATCTGCGAATCCTGATAATTTTTATGCTGTTTACGCTCAACTCAATTATAATGTAGTCTTGTAAAATGGCAATTTCACCAACGATTTCTTTAGGTAGAGTTTCTAAAAGCACTTCTAATTTGAGATCAACGGTTTCTCAAACTGGAAAAACAACCAATGCAATTAAAAATACACTGGTAGGTGGTATTTCAAAAAAGAGAAATCTTTGGAATAGCACTAAAATTTTTAAGACTAAAAGAGATGAGTTTGAAAGAAGGCAATCACAAAAAGATCTTCTTTTTTCTCCATCTATTTTGAGAAAAAGGGGTGGCGCTCGTTTATTATCACAACAAGATAAGAGCACAAGTATTACAGATAGATTACTTGGATTTGTTAAATATTTGACTGCTGGATGGTTGATAGGTAATCTTCCATCTTTTATTTTCTTGGGAGAGCAATTTGTTAGTAGATTAGGAACAGCTGGAGCAATAATGAGTAATTATGGTGATGAAACACTCAAAGTGATGAAAAGTATAGGAAGTATTTTCAAGTCTGCTTTAAAAAATCTTTCTGCTTTTGATTTTAGTGATAGATCTGGATTAATGCAAAGTTCTATCACTGAATTGACAGATGCACTTGATGATTTGGGAACTGGATTATCCGATGCTCTTGGAGTTTTGTTTGCTCCTTTTA